ACACCTCAAGTTTAGGGTTAGGTGGCTGTTTCTTCTTTTTTCTTCTTAATGCCGCTGCTTGCGCTTTAATTTTTTCCAACGCTGTTTTACGCTCTGTCTCAGACGTATAATATTTTGGCCCGCGTAATATCTCACTAACAGGCTTTAATGTAGGGTTACGCACAGCTCTTTGAAGAACTCCAAAATTATCTAAGGGTTTATTTGCCATGTTTATTCCTTTTTTTGCTTGCAGACTTCTCTATTTTATTTCCGTATTTCGCTTTCCATTCCCTGTAAAGCTCAGGATGGTTAATACGTAGATATTCCATCTGTTTAAAACTTTTAAATGGTGACACTTTGTCTTCCTTTTCCTGCATACGTATCTGTTTTACTATGGCAAAGAACACATAACGTTATTCCATTATCCAACTCAAATCTTAACTCTGGAAAATACTTATAACTAAAAATATGGTGCGCGTTAAGTTGCCTTCCACGTTGTCCACACTCTTTACAAGTATAATTATCTCGCTCAAACACTTGCCTACGCCACTTCATTCCTTCAGCACTACATATTGGTCTCTTTATTAATTTTCTATCGGCCTTCCACTTATAATGTTCTTTGCCCAAAGGCTTTGCCTTCTTAACTGATATATCAGGGTCTCTATAGTGTGCCGTAGTACATTCTTTACTTCCGCAAGTTCTATAAAAACCTTTATTACGCCCATCTTTAATATTGCGTTTTGCTTGGGCACTGCAATATTTACATTTTCTATTTGTTCGTGTGTGGTATTGGCTCATTATCTATTTTTTCACTGGGTAAAATAATATAAATATTATGAATCCTACCACTATAACCAATCCAACAATTCTCTCAATAGTAGGCAACGTCATGATAGTTAGCTCCTCGTCCTAATGCTCTACGTCTAAATTGTCCTGACGCTTTCATCCTCTTAGAGCCCCAAACTGCTATAGTTAAGCTGTCTGCTTCGTCCGGAGATTTCTGTCCCCGTTTCTTCATATCATCTTTTGACTCTATCTCAATTCTACCGCTTCGTGCATTGATTTTATATTTAATTGCGCTTAACTGATTTATAAGGCTGCTATTATTAGGAATAGCAATCTCTTCACTCCTAAACAATTCCCTAAGATTCCAATACATCTCGTCTCGTATACCGCGAAAATGCATAGGGTCTGTTGGCTTCTGACTGAAATTAACAGCTAGAACTGGATAACCCAGTTCCCTAAGACGATCAGTTACTCCTCCACCAAGACCAGTATCATCAGTGGTTATCTGCATCAATTTAGCTCCCGCAGATATACCATCTTTTATAGCTAATTGTGTTGCGTCAGTTGTGGACTTATTTTGGATAGACTTCTGATACATCAATCTATTCGGTACATAATTAGTCAGAACTGTTTTATTTGTGCCGTATCTCGCGACATCTAGCCCTAAATATACATGGTCGCTAACTTTACAATTATCCTTGGACTTTTCCCATCTTGATACGGCCCTATTACACCACGACAACGGTATTAACGTATCCTCACCTTCTATAGGAAACTCTCCGAGAACCCTGGACACAAACATTGGAGACTGTTCGCCCCACTCTGCCTTACGCTCATTAATCCATTTCTCCGTCGTGAGAGCAGGATATCCTTCAGGGTCTTTAATGGCTGGTGAATCGTAACAAGATATATGGAATGAATTCCACAACTTATTTGTAAACGCGTCAAAGAACGGTCCCGCCGGTGAAGTCGGGTTTCCTATCAGTAAACATTTAGAACTGGCCTGTGTCAGTATACCCTGTGCGGCTTCGTAAATCTTTGGATCAATACCAGGCGCTTCGTCCATGATGAGGAGCATATGGAGCGCATGGTGCCCTTGGAATCTATCAGGGTCGTCCGTAGACAACCCGAGCGCAAACCATTTCTCCTCGATATTAAGCGCAGTCTTTAAAAGCTTTCCGCCAAGTGGTACGCGTGCATTCTTGTATAAACTCCAAATCTCTGCCCACAATATTGATTCTACCTGTCTATTCGTAGGCGCTGTTGTTATAACCCGTGACTGGTCGTGCGTGCATAAGAACCACAAAGTCGCTACCGCCGAAATAAATGTCTTGCCCACACCATGTCCCGACGCTACGCAGGTATTATCGTTATCCCGGATAGACTCGATAATCTTGACATGCTTGTCCCACAGATGCACTCCGAGAATCTCACTAGCAAAGAACACCGGATCATCGTAGGCCTGCTTAATTAGGTAGATTGCGTCCTCGGGGCTTAGTTGGCTCATTATTCCTCAGCTCCTTAACGATGTCCGTAAAATTATAAAAATTGTTATTTTGCTCGACGATCTTGGGGTTCCACCCGTCAAAGCGTCGATAAAGCAAATCCGCAGCTTTGGTGTCACCATCTTCTGCGGACTTGAATAATGCGTCATCTATTTTTTGCATCCTCTTCGCATATTTGTTGCGTCTAGCGTCGAGTATGTCGTTTTCCAGTTGTTTGTCACCATGGAGGGTTTGCTTGACATCAGACAGACTGAACCCGTACCGCGTGCAAAAATGCGATAGGGAATGAATATCATTGTCCGGGTCTGTCCTATACTGTATGTATCTGTCCCGTATAGTCATACTATAAATATGGCATAATTTGGGGCAAAAGTCAAGTGTTTTTACATATAAGTTTTTCTATAGTGCGTTAACGTCTGATAATAGTATGCTTGCAGGAACGGCATCTGGAAAGCATACCACTCGTTAACAGCCTTTGTGAGCCATATCAAGCGTCCCGTACGGCCATTTAAGTCTACGAACGGGTGTATCATCTCAAACTCGTTATGCGCTTCCCATGAGTCCATTAAGTACAAATCCTTGAAGAAACTGGACATGCGCCCGGCTAGTAGCGTGTGTGCCGGCGGCTTGTCCTGCCCCACCCACACGTCACACGTGCGATACTTTCCTATCCACGGCTCATTTAGGTAGTCCCCTAGCATATAGTGCACCTTTTGGAGCTCTCCAACGGTCTTAAGCCCCGTGTCCAGTGCGTACTCTAAAGCCTCAATATCACCTGGATTTATACGGTCTTCCCCCTCTATTTTGTTACTTTCTAGCATAAATATTTCATACTGTGTCATTTAATGTCCCTTCCTTTATAAATTCATCTAAATATACTCTATGTTTTCTCTGATAATTAGATATTTTTAATCCCATACCATCCCAATATTCAGATAATAAATAGCTTCCACATTCATTTGCCCACCAATGACTATTTGATTCTATGTAAAAAACACTTCCTACATGTCTACTCATTTTCCCCTCCTTAAAGATCCATAAATATGGATAAGCAAATTAGCCAAGCCAAAGCACATATACCTGTTGTAACAACTTTAATGCCTAGCGGGTGTACCCATATAAACACTATTCCTCCTGCAAATACTATCATTCCTACCATAGATATATTATCTCTCATGATTCCTCCTTATAATGTTTGTTGGACATACGTGTCCATGATCGCTGTTCGAACGTGTCCAGCTCGTCCCACACAAGGCCGCAGTCCTCTGCCAGTTGCTGACCGTTGTCAACGCACGCCGCCAGCAGCGCACGTCTGTGCTCGCGCCAGTACACATAGGCCTGTCTCTGTGTTGGAAAGCTCCTAAAGTGAGATCCCAGCGGTGTTACGAGCCAATATGACACGTAGCCACCGTCATCTAGATCGTCTTCTAGGATGGACCAGCCTTTTGTTAGATACTTCGGTATTTGTAACATGTTTCGTCATCCTTAGTCGGATTTATTCCTTTTCGTTCTGCATCCCTACGTGGACAATAGCACGTCCACCTGTGACTACAATATTTACACGTTATAGGAACAGTCACAGTATGTATAAGGGCATCGACATCACGTCGCTTCCAACATAATTTTTTTAAATATTCCCTTATTCTAACAAGAGTGATCTGTCTTTCATTCAAAAGTGCACATGTCTCGTGTAGCGTAAGGTCTTTGGCGTCTTGTGTATCATAGAAAAACGCCCCCCATTTCCCAAATCTTATCTCATATCTGTTCATTCACTCCTCCTTATGTGTTTCGTAATACGCTTCAAACAGATCGTCCGCTTTGCCGTTTAACACGGATGCAAACCGGAACTTCAGCCGTTCAACGTCTTCCTTAGCAATGACTTCTGTGCTGAGTGTGTCTAGGAGCCATTGGTCCTTGTGTGTACCGTTGCAATTGTCCATGCAAAAAGCATAAAAAAACGACAATCTTTGGAATCCTTCAGGGTCTGCATCTTTGTATAGTACAGAGTCATTCCTTATATCATATAATCTTGTTTTGTTAATTTTTTCTTCTTCTTCTTTTTTGTGTTTTTCTATCTCTGCTAGCCTGTCCTCCTCAGCAAAATCTCTTTCTCTCATTAGAAGTGGTGATTTTACGTGTGAAATAGGCGCCGAAGGCACAGATTTCGCGATACTTCTATCATATCTGAGAATATTTAAGGCATATTGAGACGCTGTGCACGTGCCAAGTGCTGCTGCAACCTCTGTGATCCTATCCCATAGGTCACGTGGTATATATAATCTGTAATATTCTGCCATGTATCCCTCCTTTTATAGGTTACTAGTAGGACATTCCTATGAATGTCTATGCTTAAATATAACATATTAGTAGCCTACTGTCAAGGGTTTTTATGAAAAAAGTAGCCTACTTATAGGACATACGCCCATATATTTAGGCTACTAGTAGGATACTTTATTACACGTATTTCGTGACATGGGCTAATAGTAGGATACTTTACAAAAATACATATATATTATATATAAGTGCACGTGTCCCAGGTAGTTACAGAAAAAAACCGAACAAAACAAGGGGATCACTCACATCACGCGGGTGACGGGTGAAAATGAAATCGAATAGGTGGGGGGTGGCTAACCATATACTAATACAAGTGTTACGTGCCACGTGGCACTAGGATAAATAACACAAAAAAGAGAGCTATAAAATATTAAGTAAAAAGTTGTTGTTTTGTTGTTATCTGCCCTTATTACTATACTCTTATCCCGTAGGAAGTATATACTCCGACCTAGCAAATGTTTGTGTTATTTGTGGCACGGACAATGCAGGACAGACCATGACACACTAGGACAGTCATGGACAGTCACGGACAGACTAGGACAATGTTGTGTCCATTTTTCGCAACATGTTGCGCCTTTTAGACACTTTTGGCACGTGGCAAAAATGGCGCAAAAGTTTTTTCTCGTTTCACCGCAACGACTTACAGCAAATTGCAAAATGTTGGCACGCTTTTTGCTCGTTATAAAATCAAATTGCTCGGCGGTCGAGCGGTTGTATATTAATCTAGCTTTTGAAAGGAGCTAAATATGAATGCACTAAAAGAACTTATGGCAAGTAAACCAGAAACTGTAAAGAGCGGTGGCGGTCTAAAGGCGCAAGAGGTCGAGTTTAATTGCCCACCCGATACAGGCATAGCCACGCTAAACGCCGACTTTGATATAAATAAGATTATATCAGACGGCAAGAGCACCGCTAGCGGTAAAGAGCGGTTTGCTAATTGCACTATAAGCATACAAGGTATGCCTATAAGGTTTACAGGCAACTGTTTCGTAAAGGTAAAGTAGCCCAAGCCCATATTGTATATGGGCTTGGTATATGCCACGTGTCAATCGGCACGTGGCATATAACTCTTATAATAACAACCTACCTACAGAAAGACATACACAATGACAAACTACATTACAGATAGTAACTATCAGGCATTTAAGCGTGCATATAGTAAGGCTAAGAGCGATAGCAAAGAGG